TGAGGTCCCAGCAGATCCGATATTGATCTTCCTAGGACGCTTCTCTTCTGGAAATTCAACTCTGGCTTTCACCACAAGTATGCCATTCCTTAGATCTGCATCGTCGATTACTACAAATTCAGAAATTCTAAATGATTTCTCAAATCTGCGTGACGAAATGCCTTTGTGAACGTATTCATTATTCCCTTGATCTTTGATCTCTCCGGCAATCTTTAGTATACCTTCTTTAACTTCAACGTTTAAATCGTTTTCAGTAAAGCCGGCAACTGCTAGCTCGATCAAGAAATTTTCTTCATCAATCTTAACGACGTTGTGGGGCGGATAATTATCTCCACTACGAGCAGACGAATGAATCCTTTCCAGATCATCGAATAAACCTTCGAATCCTAGAAAAAGTGAACGTGGTACGTGTAGTCTTGCATTAGTCATTTTGACCTCCTATTTATTTAGCAAGGTTAGTAATAGAACCCCGGTTATCCGGCGGTCCGTATATATTTATACAAAGTGTAACGTTAGTTTGAACTACCGATGTTATACTTTGTACAAAGTTCCCATAAAGATTTATCCTTATGTGGAATAACTTTAATTTGACGTAGTGGTGCTTTAGCTATAGCTTGTTCAGTATTAACAATCTCAACTAATCCCCAATCGCTTAACAGTGTGGTAATTGTATTACGACGTTCAATGTCATTTTCAATTAAGTTAGATGGCTTACCGTCAAGTAAGAACAACTCTTTAAAATGCACAATAAAGTATCTACCTTGCTTATGCAAGATATGACAGCTTTGAAATAGCTTGTTGTCTTTACGTGATGCAACACCGATACGAGTTAATGTTTCTTTAATCTTTAGAAAGTCATCAGGCTCGTTGAGAATAACTTCCAGCATGTCAGCTGGCGTCCATGTTTGTATTTGATTATTATTTTCCACCTTTGCATATCCTTTTATTCAATTCAGTTAATTGTTCATTAGTAAATAATGATAATACGGATTTAGCTTTTTCATTGCTATAGCCATAATATTCTTTTACCACTTCAAGATCAGACAATTCTGTCGGTTTAAGCCATTTAGAGAATCGTTTTTTCTTCTTAACTATATTTATAAAAAAATCAAACTGAAGGCGATTGTCAATGTGATGATTGAGATTCATCTCATTGGCATATAGTATCGTATCTGGAAAATACGATAAGCTTCGATTGACCATGAAAGGTGTATATTTTGATTCTGCAATGTCATCTACCATTATATCTTTCTTAGTAGTATTAATTGCATTTACATATTCGAATGGGTTCATTTAAACTGAACCCCAGCCATAATCTCGGTAAGACATGCAACTACATTGAGTTCATGATCTGCTACGAATGCATTTTTGTACTGATAGTCTGCAAGTATAAGAACAACTTGAGGTATCGATTGAGGATCGATATAGTCACCCATGTTATCATATATTTGACGGAATAGAGCAGCTGGTTCTACATCGATGTTATTAACTACCCATTGACGCATACCTTTAAAGTTCTTTTCCTTAAGAGACTTCATAAGAGTTGAAACATTTACTTCTGATAACGATACCAAGATACCAGAATCGATTACACCAGATGCTGAGTAACGTTGCAATTCATTAAGAACACGACGCCAATCAGGACAGTATTTCATAATGAGTTCAGCAATGACTGCCTTATCATATTCAACACCTTCTGTTTTGAGAATCATTTCGCATCTTTCCATAAAGGAAGCCATCAATGCTGGATGATCTTTCTTTGCGATATTGAATTCGATTGGTGTACAACGAGAATGTAATGGTTCAATAATACGATTCTTGAAGTTGCACGTTAGAATAAACCTACAATTAGAAGAGAACTCTTCGATAAACCCACGAAGCGCAGGCTGTGTAGATTGTGCATTAAGATAATCAGCCTCATCCAAGATGACTACTTTGTAGCCACCTTGAAGAGAAACTGTCGAAGCGAATTTCTTTATCTTGCCGCGTAGTGTATCAATGTTACCTTCTTCAGAACCATTGATCAAGATATAATCAAGATCGAGTTCTTTACATAACGCCTTAGCGACGGTAGTCTTACCAAGACCAGCAGTGCCGGTGAGAAGCATATTGTGTAGGTCACCTCCTTTAACAATATCTTCAAAAGTTTTTTTAATCGTACGAGGTAAGACTATGTCACTAATTCGTTGTGGTCGATACTTTTCTACCCATAGAAATTCATTAGACATTAAAGTACCTCCCAACCAAGAACTGTAGAAACTCTAAAAGATCTCCATGCATCTTTATCAAGTGACCATACAGCCAAATGTTCAGATTCAGGACTAATAGCATCAACTGTAGCAGTGACTCCATTAGCTTCTAGAACAGCAGGGTTGAGAGAACAAGGCATGACTCGTATTTCATCTGAGTCAATTTTTTGAAAGGTTACCGTGACAGTACCCTTTTTAAGCGCTTCGATTAAGCGCGAACATTCATTGCGATCCATAATATATCCTTCATAATAAAAAGTTGGGGGTTTTTACACCCCCGTAGTTTTAAGCTTCTTCGACTTCGACTTCTGATCCGTCTTCAGCTTCAGCTGTAGCACCTTCGGCTTCAGCTTCTTCACTCTGAGCCTTTTGTGAAGCTTCTACGAATGCAGCAAAGCGGTTACGTACACCACCTACTGATTCTAGCTCAGCACCTTCAAAGGCACCTCGTTTTGATGCAGCATCAACGATTTGAACTACGGCGGCAAGATCAGCAAGCGACAATTGAACCGGTGCGGCTTCTTCAGTTGCTTCTGTTGTGTTTACTTCTTCTGACATGATTTTCTCCTATTGAGAGTTATAGTTACTGTTTTTTTCCAAAGCGATGTAATATCTTACAGGCTTGGTTGTGTTTTTCCATTCGGAAATAAGTTTAGATGAGATATTAACTTCATAGTCTCCATCCAACAGCTTCAAATTGTTGATGTTGATTACAAATTCGAATTGACCTTCTTTGTAACCTGCATCATTTGCAAGCTGTATATTATATATATTCGCTGAACTGTCCTTTGAGTCAAATACCTTAATATTTACACCATCTTCAGTAGCTGAGATAGACATTTCAGAGTGGCCGAGAGCTGATGCAGCTTTACGGATTTGCGACAAAATATCATCGGTAAACGATATCGTAACTTCACAATCAGGCATGGTAATGTCTTTTTGTGGTGTCGTCAAAATACTAGAATCGGAAAAGAAATACTTAACCTTTGAGTTACCACCAACAACATCGACATGATTATCTCCGAAGCTGAGTTGTGGATCATTTACTAGATTTACTACTGATAAAAATTCATTAAGATCGTAGATACCCATTTCTGTGGGAAAGTCTTCAGTGATATCAGCTACAGCAAGAATGTTCTTTGCTTCTGAAATCGTCTTGACTTCCTGTCCAGGCTTTAACACAACATTAGGATTAATGCTGGAAAAGTTCCTGAGCACAGATAAAGTATCATTTGAAATACTTACTGTCATACTGTTTCTCCTGTTTTAGATATTATATTATAACACAGTTTCATAAAAATGTACACTACTTATTTACTCTATCGTGTTCATTTAACGCAAGTAAAGCATAATGCAATACCTTCATTAAGTCTTTTCGATGATCACTAGGACCGCCTTTCTGGCCATAGCGAGCATTATACTTATCAACATTGCCTAGGAAAAACCCTAGGCCATGACCTCGATCGACAATCACCTCAGAGGATTGAAATCCCCCTTGACAATAGTGACCCTCATACGTAGAGTCAATGTACTTCTTAAACTCTGCAATGAGAGCACCTTCATTAAACTTGTACTGCATTAGTCCTCCTGTGTATTAAGTTCGACACCAGAATCTACTTTAGTGTAGAGATCTAGAAATGCTTCCTTTGTATCATCATCAAAGCGTGAGATACAAAGATCAATAGCCTTTGCTTTATCCTGAAAGACAGTAAAGGTTTGCATGATATGGCACAAGCGACGAGTTGAAATTACCTCATCAATACCATCATCATAGAATGTTTTACGAATGATATCAGCCCAATTAACTAGATTCTCGATGAAGTTTGCATCACCATGACTCATGTGGCTTTTACTATTAAACTTCTCGAAATGGCGAGTCAGGATTTTCTCTTCAATAGATTTCGAAGGAAACTTCTGATCAATAGAGATATTGAAACGCTCAAGGAAAGCATCATCAATAATCGAAGCTGCAGTAAAGCGACCATCTTCAGATCCTTTACCCTTTGTGTTTGCAGTAGCAATAACGTTGAAGCCTTCTGCAGGTTTAATGATATCACCAGTTTTCTTTACTAGAACTGGCTTACCTTCGAGAATACCTTGAAGACACATAATTTTGTTTGTAGCACGATCGATTTCATCTAGAAGAAGAATCGAACC